AAGGCAAATAGAAACTGGACTTTAGCAGCTCCTAAGCTTTCATTATTAACACCTAACACTTGTTATTCTAATGGACAGAATTCAAGTGGACTTTTAACAAATGACTCAGAAAGATTATGGGTTACATATAGATTGGATTCAACAGGATTTACGGATTCATTACATTGTAATTATTACTCTGTTGTTAGAGGACCTTCGTCAAGCGCCAATACTGGTTCACAAAATGTGGCGGTTAGATTTGGTAATGAATTTCCATTCTTACAACAAGGAACAACTCTTAGTGGATTCTCGGCTAACTCAATCAAGTTGTTATGTCAAGTAGTAACAGGTAGTACTCAACCAAGCCCAACCGCATGGAAAGAAATTGATGTCACAAGTGAAGTGTCCGCAACTATAGTGAATGGCTATTTGACTGTTAACAGTATTACAGGAACAACATTCCAAATTGATGAGGTTATGTATTCAACAGCTTCAACATATAACTTGGCAACTTACATTGATATACCTCAAAATGGATATCCATTAGAATTGAATTTCGGGGACGAATACGCGTTTTATGGAAATCTTGAGACAGATATTTCGGCAACGATTTATGAAATGAAGTATCTAATCACTCTTGGCCGTAATCAATTCACCAGTACTTCTAACCCCACATGGACGTCAGGTACGACATCATATTTTACAGAAATTGGATTATATGACACTAACAAAGATTTATTAGTAGTTTCAAAGATGCAATCACCTGAGTTAAGACAAGGTATTCAACAAATAGTTGTTAAGTTAGACTTCTAAATTGATGACTGAACTTTACAAATAGTCTCATTTTATTAACTTAGAATTATTATTGATGTAAATTCAATTGGCAACAAATTAATATATGGCAAAAAACATTAGAAAAGAGTCACCAAAGGTCCTTGGCCTTGACGTGTCAACAAAAACAATTGGAGTTGCATTATTTGATATCCAAACACGAAACTTATTGGAGTTAAGTCACGTATCTCCTGTTCCTAAACCTAAAGTTGAAAGTAAAACTGAAGAATTAATTCTTAAAGGTAATATTTTTAGAAAAAAACTTGAAGAATATGTGGGTATGGGGGTTACCCATGTGGTTATTGAAGAGCCGCTTTTAAACTCTAATAATATTTTTACAGTTGGAACTTTAATGAGGTTCAATACTTTAGTTTGTAAAGAGGTGTATGATGTGTTAGGAGTAGTTCCTGAATTTATGTCTACATATAATTCAAGAAAATTTGCATTTCCTGAACTGGTCCAAGAAAATGACAAGGGGAAATTTGTTTTGTTTGGAGGTCTTCCAAAAGATACGGATAAAAAAGTTAAAATATGGGAATTAGTCGCTAAGAAAGAACCACAAATTGTTTGGGGATATACCAAAAACAATACTTTAAAAAAAGAAAATTTTGATATGACAGATGCTTATACCTGTGCTTTAGGATTTATGAAGATGTTGGAGATATGGTAAATTCCCAGAAAAATCCGTTATATTTAGTATTTTTGTTACATGCAATACCAATTCTTGAGTAATTGAACCCTGTAATATTTGAAGCATCTTTCATAGAGTCAAAAATCTTTATTATTTCATTATTTAAAGATTTTTGAATAACTCTTTTATTTTTGGGTCGTTTATTTTTTATTTTTTCTAAAAAAATATCACCTAATGGTTCAGTATCGAATCTCCAAATAAACCCAAACGCGGTATGTTGCTCTCCTTTACAAGCCCCTAATATATTTCTTGCCCTGAAGTTTAAAACTCTTTCAATTTCAGATGAAGAATTCCAATGTTTAATTAAAGTCCCGTCAAAAAAATATTGATTGACTGGTTTTGAACCAATAGCCAATTTCAATCTTATATCTCTCATTTTTTCTTTGAAAGAGTTATCTCTTTTTTTTGTCATATTTGGAATTGCGGTAAATCGTATATTATATGTGTCGGAGTTTTTAATATCATAAAAGTCCATCCATTTTTGTTCAATTTCATACAATGATGTTCTATTTTGAGAAATGTCTACTTTTTCTAAAATATTAAATTCAAAATTTTCTATTCCATATTTTTTAAATGAATTAAATAAATGAGTGTTTCCTTTACCTGATAAATGTTTATACCATCTATCTTTAAAATTAATAGTGCTTCCAATATAGATTTTATTATTAATTTTATTTCTAATTAAGTATACTCCTGAATTTTCCATATATTTATAAATATCTAAGACGATGTGTATTGTGCGTTTCAAAAACAAAGATAATAAAGTATTTGGTAATTCCGAATTTCTTTTGTAACTTAGCTCTATGATACGAGTTATAAGAAATACGGACACAAACGCAACCAAAAAAGCTTTGAAAAAATTCTTGAATGATAGATATGTTGAAACACAATATCTTAAAGGAACTTATCAAGTACTAAGATATAGAAAGTATGAGCACCATGAAGAAGTTGACGTAGAATTTAAAGGTCAAATTGCTGCCAGATATCATGGTAAATATACTGACTTAAATTGGTTTGATAGTTCTATTAAACAAAGGGCAACACGACATAGTGTTAACGGATTACTTAGAAGACAAATAATTAACGACCTCAAACAATCTTTGAATTATTTTGGGGTTAACATTGAACGACGTCATATCAAAAAAATAATATGGAAGTAATTTTTATCATGTGGGGAATATCAGCATTATTGCTCTGTCTTACAATGTGTTTTGAATATTATATTAACAAGTTAGAAGAAAGTCGGCCATTAAAAAAATGGTGGAGAAGGCATGTCATTGGAATAAATCCAAAATAATTTTTTATAAAAATGATACTTTTACAAAAAGTAATCATTGAAAATATTTTGTTCTCAATGATTTATTGTTTAATTTTATGTCATGTTAGATAATAAAGAAATACTTTTAGATATTTTATGTGAAATATTAGGTGAGCCTGAAAAAGTATATGATACAAAATTACAATATGGGTATAATTGTCCTGAATGTGGTGTGGGACTACGGAAGGGAAATTTAGAAGTTTCACTTGAAAAACATTTGTTCAATTGTTGGGGTTGTGGAGATATGAATAATATGAAAGGACCCCTTGGTAAATTAATTGATATCTATGGTGACAAAAAACAAAAGAAAGTTTATGATTTAGTTAAACCTGAAGAGTTGAAACTTGTGGATATTAAAAAACCCAAGTTAAGACTGCCCGAAGGTTACACTACATTCGCAGACTCCAACCCAAGATTTATACCTCACATTGAGGCTTACCGTTATCTTAAGTCAAGGGGGATTACCGATGAGATTATTGAGAAGTATAAGATTGGTTACACAGTAACTGGTGAATTTGCATATAGAATTATTGTACCATCATATAACTCAGAAGGAGTATTAAATTATTTTATTGCTAGAGCTTGGGTACAGAATAAAATAAAATACAAAAACCCAACAGCGGAAAAAAATCAAATTATATTCAATGAAGGACTTATTGACTGGAACAAAGACATCTACATTTGTGAGGGTGCGTTTGACTCATTCTTCTTAAATAACCCATTGGTTATGTTAGGCAAAAAGATGAGTGAGTTAATTTTCACAACACTTTATAATAAAGCAAACGGGAATATCATAATCTGTTTGGATGAAGATGCTTGGACTGATGCCTTGAAACTTTATCATACCCTTAATGGTGGTAGACTATACAACAAGATTAAGATTATTAAACCTCCTAAAGATATGGACGTGGCAGATTTAAGGGGACAAATAGACGAATATTACTATGAAATTAAATAACGAAGTTTTTGAGATTAGAGACTTAATCTCACAAAAACAACAACAACTTGGATTAACCTTTGAGGAGGATAAACACATCTATACCATGAATGGTAGAACTGACTATCCATCGGTATCCAAAGTATTAAAAAAATTTTATAAGGAGTTTCCAACAGAACAAGCGGCTTACAACAAAGCAGGTGGTGACCCACAGAAACAACAACAGTTAATCAAAGAGTGGGGTGATGCTGGAACTTATTCAACTAATATGGGTAGCCGTGTCCATTACTTGTTAGAGAAAGAATCTATCCAAAGATACGGTTCATATAAAGAAGTAAGACAACCTATCTTTGAGTGTGACTTGAGTCAAATTGTTAAAGGGGATAGTATGGTTAAGGCTGGTGAGAAATACCTTACCTTAATGGAAGAGAGAGGTGCAATCCTTTTAGACACAGAGATGGTCCTTGGTGACCCTGAACTTGGGTATACGGGGCAACCCGATAAGATTTGGTTGATTCCAAATAAAGACAAGACAGAGTTTGGATTAGTTATCACTGACTGGAAAACAAATAAGAAGAAGAACTTTCAAGAAACAAGTTGGACTGAAAAGATGTTTACTCCTTTCCAAAAATATCCTAACAACGCATTAGGTCACTACTACCTTCAACTACCGTTGTATGGTAGACTATTGATTAAGATGTTAGAAGGCACAAAGTATGAGAAGATTAAGTTATACGGATGTATCATTTCCCATCTACAAGACAATTCTGAGTTTGAAGAATACAGAGTTCCAAAGGAAATTATTGACACCGTATTTTCTATGAATATAAAAGATTATTTGGAAAAATAGAATTTATATCTTATCTTTTTTATTATAAAAAAATTAAAATTATGGACATACAAAAACCTAAAGTGGATTTAAGAGATTGTGAAACAACCAAGTGTGAAGAATGTGGAAGCATTTATTTCAGAGAGGTAATTTACATTAAGAAAGTTTCTAAATTAATGACGGGGTCACACGAAGACACAACAGTACCCTTTCCAATCTATAAATGTGATTCATGTGGTCACGTTAATAAAGGGTTCAATCCTTTCGAAGAAGAGGTTGAAGCTGCTAAACCAACTATCATCAGCGAATAAAAAATCATATGATTAAGAGATTAGTTCATTTTTCAGACTTACACGTCAGACTATTCAAGGACCATGATTTATACCGTGGAATCCTTGAATCTGCCTTGAAGGAGTGGAAGACATTAAAACCTGATAGAATTGTATTCACAGGGGACTTAGTACATTCAAAGAACCAAATGACTCCTGAGTTAGTAGAGTTCGTTGCTTGGATATTATCTGAATGTGCGAGCATTACCAAAACTATTGTTATAATTGGAAACCACGACTTCCTTGAAAACAATAACACAAGATTGGATGCATTAACTCCAATCATTGATTCATTAAAAAATGATAACATTGTTTATTTAAAGAATCGTGGAGTTTATCCTGATGAAAATATAAACTGGTGTGTATATTCTTTGATGGACCACAACGTCCCGCCTGAAGTCATGAAGTCGGAATCAACAAACATTGGTCTATTCCATGGACCAATCCAAGGTCTTTATACTGACGTTGGATATAAATTTGAAGATGGTTATGATGTAAGTAAGTTCAAGGGATGTGACTTGGTATTATGTGGAGATATTCACAAAAGACAAGTCTTTGATATACCTGGCGGAAAGAAAGCATATATGATTGGTTCAACAATACAACAAAACTTTGGTGAGAAACTTACCAAGCATGGTTATGGTGTTTATGACGTTGAGAACGACCAATATGACTTTGTTGACTTACCTAACCCTAAACCATTCCTATCTTTTTACATCAACTCAATTGATGCATTAGTTGATGGGTCAGAAAAACTTGTAAACTATTAATATGAAAATAATTAGTTTTTTTTGTGATGTTGATGAAAATAAATTTTATCAAAACAAATCAGTTGAACTGATAGATATGTGTGACTCCTTAGGTGTTGAACATTTAGTAGTTGAAGAAAATTTTGGAAAAAGTTGGATAGACAATGTTAGAGCAAAGCCTAATTTTTTATTAAAAATGATGAATGAGTTAGACCATGATTTTGTTTGGTTAGATGTTGATTGTTATATAAATAAAAAAATAGATTTTGAATTTGATTGCGATTGGATGATGGATTTTAGACCTGATGGTCAACCTCATGACTATGTACATGTCATCAGAAATAATGAGTCTAACAAACAATTTATGACCAGATGGATACAAGAGATAGATGATAAGAAAAGAGGTTCGCATACTGCATTTATGAACATCTATAAAACCCTAAACTTTAAACCAATACCTTCAGGATATGTGTCTTTGGGATTGGCTGACGTAGAGTCAAAAACTAATTATTTTAAAAATGGAAAATAGTCTTTTCAAACTTGATGTATATGATGACAGATACTTCAAATGGCACTTTGATGTAACCAGAAATTATGCAAACAAAACTATGGATTGGTACATACAAACATATAAACCTAATTCAATAATTGACTATGGTTGTGGTATTGGTGCCTATTTGGAATCTGGAATAAATAATGGTATTACTAAATTAAGAGGATTTGATATTGGTGGAGACGCTTTAGTTCCGTATATTATTCCTACTGTTAATAGTTACATTGAAATCTTAGATTGTACTAACAAAATTGAAACCAATAAATATGACTGTGTAATTTCTCTTGAAACTGGTGAACATATTGAACCTGAGGGTAGTGATGTCTTTGTTGACAACATTTGTAATTCATTAAATGATGATGGGACGGTATTATTCTCAGCAGCTCCTCCAGGTCAAGGTGGTAGTGGGCACATTAACTGTCAACCTAAAAGTTTTTGGATTACTAAATTCCAAGAAAAAAACGTATTTGAAAACAAAGAAAAGACCAAAACAATTGTTGAAAATTGGGGTAGACTTGGAGCTCCCGATTATATCTCATCAAATCTAATAGTATTAGAACGTAAATAATGGATGTAAAGATTACCCTTTCTTCTACCGAACACAAAGAGTTAATATCTTTTTGTAACCTTAATGACTTGCTAGTAAGTGAGACGGTTAAGAAGTCCTATATGAATGGATTCAATATTGAAAGATTTGGACTCTTAAACTCAGGACAAGAGACGATAGAGAAAGAGGTAATTAAAGAAGTTATTAAGTATGTTGAAGTACCTGTAGTTGAAGAAAAAGAGGTTATTAAGATTGAGTATATTGAGGTCCCTGTTGAGAAGATTGTTGAAGTTGTTAAATATGTTGATGTACCTGTTGAAATAATCAAAGAGGTTATAGTGATACAAGAGGTTGAGAAAGAGGTGATTAAGGAGGTTCCCGTTGAAATAATAAAAGAGAAGGTGTTAAATGTTATTCAGGAAGTGCCAGTTGAGAAAGTGGTTATTAAAGAAGTTATCAAAGAAGTCCCTGTTGAAAAAGTTGTTTACATAACAGACCAAGAAGAAATGAAGTCAAAAATTTTCCAAAAAGAAAAGGAATTTGAGGAACAACGCAAAATATTTTCCACTAAAACTCAAGAAATGGAAAGTATTTTCCAAAATGAGAAAAATGAACTGTTGTTAAAAATACAACAGTTGGAAAATACTCCACCTAAGATAGTTGAGGTTATAAAGGAGGTTAATGTTGAAGTACCTTTTGAAGTTATAAGAGAGGTAAAGGTTGAAGTGCCTGTTGAGGTTATTATTGAGAAAGAGAATAACGACAGTTCATTGAAACCTAAGTTTGACGCACTACAGACTACGGTTCAAAAGTTAAGACAAGAAATTTTGGATAAAGATAAATTAATTAAGGAGTATCAAAATACAATAGACGATATTCAAAAATATCAAGGAGAGACCAAAGCGGTTTATCTGAAAGGTTCAAACTTAGATAATAAATTATACAAATAAAACACAAAATATGATAACAGAATTATTACTTTGGATGGTTATGGCATACGGATTATGCAACATCCTTGTTTACGGAACCATTTTTAATGGACCAAGAAACGCAATTAGAAAATGGGGTGAAAGCCAATACTTTCTGCATGGATTTGGAAAATTTTTGACAGATATGTTGTCTTGCATGATGTGTTCTTCAGTTTGGGTTGGATTTTTCTTCGGAATTTTCTTATATTCACCTGTATGTAACATTCTTGGAGTTCATCCATATGTATCATGGTTCTTTGATGGTTTGGCGGCATCAGGAGCGGTATGGGCAATAAATTCAATAATAGAATGGTTTGAATTAAATAGACCAAAATAATAATGCAAAGGTATTGTGCTGAGTACACCATCAAAGTTAAAGTTTACGATGTTATGATTACATCAGATGAAACTGACATAGAGGTAAAGGAAAAAATAAAAAAAGTTGGACAAGATAAACTATCTAAATGGGTGTCAGGAACAATACTTGACACTGAAAATGAAGTTTTTATTGAAGATGTAAAAATAACAGATAAAGGATTATAAAATGGGAGTTAAGAAAAAAGAACACAGAAAAAAAGTTGAAGCGAGAAATCAAAGATTAAAAGTTGAGAAGAGTGCAATGCAAAAATTATTCAATGACGTAATGAAGAAACAGGTTGAAGAATTACAAAAGAAACATGAAACAGAGTCTGGTACGACAGAAAACCAATAAAACTGAATGGGATTTATTTAATCCCATGCCAAAATTCAATTACGACAACATGAGTAAAAAATTAGACTTAAGTTTATTAGACAATCCGTACATTCAAGTTGTATGGGAAGATAGTACTGAAAACTTCACTCAAGAAAAAATCAAATCAGTTAAACAATATTTCCAAAAGAAATATTCTTCAACCAACATCAATGTTATTACAAAGGTGAAGGTCTCTGATGATACACAGCAAACGGTCGACGTTTCTGTTAACATCATGGATAAGAACTATCAAAAGGAATTGATTAAGTCTTTATTGGAATCCAAAGGACAAGACCAATATTTTGACCAAGTTATGAACATTGACCTTGCAGTTGAAAACAGAATGTTGGTTAATGAGGTGGAGGTAACTCCATTCAAGAA